GCCGTATATATGCGGAATCAATATATTTTGAAATCCGGTCAAAAGTACAAGAATAGCGTAAACTAAAATAGTATAAGGCCATCGAAGAAGAAAACGTTTTAATTGTTCGATGATCTGTATAAGCATGAAATCTTGTATGCGGGTATTTATAGTTGTATGTCGCGATATTTTCGTAAAATTTCTCATCACAAGAAAACAAATCTCTACGACTCCCTGACTCCACAACTATACGACTACGATACTAGATCACACTCAAAATCGCTTTACGCACTCAAAATATCACATTTGTAGCGTGACAGATCCTGTAAGATCATAATTGTCGAAGAATCTTAGTCGTCGCCCTTTCTGATCCTCTCTTCCCACAGCTTCAAATATTCTCTGCAGCGAGAATTACCTTCATCTGCAAATCGTTTCAGTGGATCGTGAGTATGTCGCAAAAGAAAATCAAGAGCTTCGATTTTACACTCTCTTGACACTGTAGAATCGACATTAAAGGTGTAAATCTTCTCATAGAAGCATTGTAGGAAATCATCTGCATTGGCAAAAGAGAATATAGAAGCTTTTTCAATAGACGGAGCAGCAGGAGCAACAGGAGGAGCAGCAGCTTTAGCAGCGAATCGTCCTTTCTTCTTCGTCTCCGATGAATTACTTGTCTTTCTCTTCGTCTTGTTTACCACAAGTTTCTCTTTCCTGTCTACACCAAGAAGGTCTCGATGCACCTTGAACTCGTCCAGAGTGACAAAAATACTCCACAACTTATACTCGTCGTCTTCTGAGAGTTCTCGTTTTTTATTACATGGCAACTTTTCAGCGTTCTGCATTTTGACATGTCGATTTTCACAAAGAAGCTCTCTGAAATGATTGGCATCGTGCACGGCGATCGATCCGCCAAGAAATCTATTAAACATCAAATTTTCGCTCTCAATGGAAAGAAGAGAAGTTAAGGCAATCCTCAGTTTCTCTTCATCTTTCCCTAGAACTCTAAAAAGAACATCAATAAACGAATCGCTCAACTCCCTTCTACGACACTTCGACGTGATTTTCCTTTTGTGATCATTGAGTGAGATGCCTTCAGAGGCAAGTTTACAGTAGAACTCAAAAATGAGGTTCTCGTCTGCATCTCTGTTCTGTGCAATGAATTGTTGCAACTTAGCATCGAAGGTATCGTATTTGGATGTCGATGACGACACGCAATTCGATGCATCTTCTGATTCGTAGTATCTCTTCAGGTGACCATAGGTTAGTGAATTACTGTCTTTGAGCGCTTCGAGCTCTTCGACTTTCGGAAACCCTAAATGCTCCAGATGAAAAGGGGATATAAGATCGCTCTCTAAACATGTTTCGGAGTTTGTAGAAGAAGGGTTTATGAAATATCCTTCGTCCATATCTTTTATGATCATAACTCGGAAAACTTTTTGTATGTCTTCCAGATTCTCCTTTTGTTGCAATTCTTCCGGCTCATTCACATACGAAGATGATTCTCCTTGCATGGTACCAGCATCATATTCTTCTCTCTTCTTTACACTTTCATGATGATCTTCAAAAATGCATTTGGAAGATTGTTCAATTTTATTTGACGCATCTGCTTTAGAATTTAAAAAGCTTAGAACTTCATTCACTATATGTGGATGCTCTTCAAAAATAGCATCAGTCGACATTCTTCTTATTCACATGAATCATTGAAAGACTAACGAAGGTTAGAAATTATGAAGGAAGCGTCGTCGAGCAAAAGTTTCAAACAAAAAAGTATTTTGTCGCACGAACCTATTTCTATTTAAGAGAGCGACGACGTCACTATTGGCCGATTTTTATACATTTTTCTAGGTAAAAGGCCAACAGACAGAATGCATCAAGAATAAACGAATCTGATTGTAGTTAAAATCTCATATCATTGTAAAAAATTTTAATTACCGACAAGATGCCATGGTTTTTGTAATGAGCATATATTGGTTATCTATTTATTCTAAATAACGTTAAAGAAGATTGCATTCAATTAATCAAAAAGCTCTCACGAAGAAACACATCTATAAAATAAATTTTTTCGTTTCTTATCATAGCAATTCTTTTATTTCGTTATCTTTTGCAGCACCTTTTGCGCCTCCTCGACCACTTTTTTTCCGTATTCAGCATTTTGTTCTAGCTCAGCAAGTCTTTGTTCTAGCCCAGCAATGGTTTCTAAATATTGTTTTTCTTTCGACTTGTGTTTTTCATTCAGTTTCTGAATAGAATCTTCAGCAATTTTTTCCCCGATATCATTACACAATGATTCAACGTTACGAGTATTTGTTGATGCTTTAAGATCTGCAGTATAAGGTATAGTATGACAACTACCATCAGGTCCATGGACTTCTACGCTAGGTGTCTCCTCTGTTGAAATAAGGGTTGTTTCAATAATCTCTCCAGGATCATCGTCATTAGTTCTTGGGTGGATATTTGAGCTCTCTTTGCTGGCAGTCTTTCGTTTTTTTACGGCAGTCTTCGTTATGCTGGCGTGGTTCGATTCTAGAAAAGAGGCATCGTCATCGATTTTAAGAATCTTTCGATGTTCAGCATACTCAGGTCTGAATTTCAAAGCAGTGTAGCAGACGACAGCATTGAAAGTCATTCCAACATAAGAAACGCCGCGAAGCAACTTTCGTACATCACTGTCGTTTTGCACTACTTTATCGTCGAATTTGACAACGTCGTCCTCTAGAGAAAACAGTTTTCGAATCTCATCCGTCGGTTTTGCATATCTCGATTTCCGACCATGTAATTTGACAAATGCATCAAAGAGTCCCCCGTCGGTAACCTTACGCTTACAGATTTCTGAAATAATTTTGTTGAAAAAATCATTTTTGAGGCTTTTGATATGTTCAAAATCGTACTTCTCGTACAACTGATCGTATTTAGCGACAATATCATCACATGAAGCATTAGAATTTTGATTAACATAATCTCTCCATTCTTCGTAAATACGCGATGTCGACTTCCTGTTTGCATTCCGAGTGATGTCGGAATTAAGTTTAGATCTTTTAGTGGTTCCGGAATTATCCCTTTCTGGTGATCTTTTTAAAGCAGCAGCAGTTTGAGCTTCATCTTCTTCATTGTCATTAAGTTTTTCCGAAGCGTCTTCGCTTTCACGATTCTTGCCGCCTGAATGATCAGAACCAGAGATTTGCGGTTCTTTACTACTAAGACTCTTCCCCCTATCGTCAAAAAAATCGCAAATATTTGTCCTTTCTGGAGTACTCATGTCAAAATCGAATGGCGTGAAATTGTGAGAATCGCGTCAACCGTATACAATCAGAAAAATCAAAAAATGTATGATATCTAATTTTCTCTTATACTACTTACGTAAACGACATGGTACGACGCTCATTACCCGACGCTCGAAATCATATGCTAGTATGAATAAAAAATATGGGAAAAAAAAGGAAAAAAATAATGTGTTTTTCGCCCTTTACCAGGAGAAACATATAAAATCGGCATTCATGTGGAGTCGTCTTTTTAATTTTTTAAAGATTAATAATCGCATGGGAAGGGATAAAAAAATAAAAACTCGCAGTTCGTTTATAAAAATAGGATAGTTAAAAGCAAGAAGAGTGAGTATACTATGTTGAAAAGCGTCCGTTTGACATTCGCGACGACCTGTTTCAACAGATTTTTTCAATTAAAAGAAGCGTATGTGCAGAATTTGGCAAAATATCAGAACAATGAGAATGTCGACTTCGTGCTCGTGAATTTTCATGGCCACGATGCAGACGAAATCGATGAATTTGTGCAAAAAACGTTTGCGAGAGAATTGCAGAAAGGGACTTTGAAATATTTCAGGAGGAGCGCAAAGATGGATAGATTTCACATGTCGCGCTGCAAGAATATTGCTCATCGAATAGCTATCTCCTGCCACGAGAATTCGGGAGGAGCGGAAGGAAGCGATTTTTACATCTACAATCTCGACGGGGACAATCTTTTGGACGGCGAAGAATATTCTTTGATACAGAGCTTGCATGATTCCACGGAGAAGAAGAGTTTTGTCTTACATCAATGCGACGGACCACCTATCCTGAATCATTCCATGTTCTCCTTCTACAAGATTTCTGAAACGTACCATGAAGATTCCCTTGTGTTCAATGGCACTTGCGGACGTATTTGCGTTTCCAAACAACTGTTCAAGAAAGTAGGAGGTTACAATGAGAAATTCAGTGGTATGGGCATGGATGATATCGATTTCATGATTCGGTGCGTCCACATCGGTTCCCAGTACATTCATAGGAATCTAGCGCATGAGAACTTGTTCCTGCCAAACACACGAAGCGATGACTATGAGTCCAATAACAGCCAAAATTGGAGACTCATGGACGAAGGATTGGCAAATGACATATTGTGTAATACTATTTTTGAAGAAAGCATCGAATTTGACTATGAACGACTGTTCTTTGAGAGAGATGACATGTACAACGAATTTCATTGTCCTTCTCCCTCTTCTTCCTCTTCTCTCGTCGTCAGAAGCGACGAAAAAAATGTGAATATCAAAACAGACGAGAGTAGTGCAGTCGATATTCCTGCAGATATATTCGATCTATCGCAGGCGAAGAATGGATATGGAAGTCATCATCGATTCGGCTGGAATGCGGTATGTTCTCACGTTCATGAGAACTTTATACACAACAATGACGGAATTTTGTTGGATCTCTTCTGTGAACGAACCTTTTTCTGGAATCCGTTTGTTTCAGAAGGGGAGACCTATTTTCACAAAAAACCATGGATAGGCTTTGTGCACACGACACCGCATAACTGTCCTCTCTACGGGACTCTACAACATCTTCTGGATGATGAATATTTCAAGAGGAGCTTGAGTTGCTGCGAAGGACTCTTCGTGCTGAGTAAGAACTCAAAGCGAGTTTTGGAAGATTTCTTAGAGAAAAGAAGGAAAGAGGACCAAACCAACAAAAAACGCGAGACAGCTGGTGAGAAGGGAGAGACAGCTGGTGAGAAAGAAAACATCATCCCTGTCTTCTTTCTCAAACACCCCTGTAAGATAAGTGAAAGAGTCTTTAAATTCGGCGAGAAATGTCTCCAAAGAATCAATCACATCGGATGGCATCTTCGCGATTTCTCCGCATTTTCTTTTGTAAATGGATTCCCTTGCAAACGATTGATTGTTCCACGAGTGTGTGAAGATGTATTCATCGCGAATTACGTCAAAAAATCCTTTGAACTGAACAACGTCGAATTTGACGAGAACATCGAAATCGTCCGATCGCTTACGAATGAAGAGTACGACGAACTGCTCACAACAGAACTAATTTTCAACTATATGCTAGAACCAGGCGGTGGCAATCTTCTGTCAGAGTGCATTTGCTACGGAAATCCCATCATTCTGAATCGCCACGAGACGTTTGAGGATTATATCGGAGTCGACTATCCCATGTTTTATACAAACTTGGAGGAAATCCCTTCGTTGCTAACTTCTGAAAAGATCCTTCAGGCGTCCAAATACCTTCTCGGAATCCGCGACGAGTTCAGCTACGACAGATTCATGACCAATTTTAAAGATTCTTTGCGAAAAATGAAAAAGCGTTCATCACAGAATCCTCTAACTGCTTGAGTATAGGGATTGTGTCACGAGAAGAATAGAGAGAACTCTGGAAATGAAATCTCGCCGAAACCAGCTCATTATAGAACCCATCAACGGACTCGGCAACAGATTACGCGCCCTTGCATCTGCCTATGTTCTCAGCAAGGAAACAAGTCGTGAGCTCGTCGTCATCTGGACCCATCAAGATTCATGTGATTGCGATTTTGAAGATTTATATGAGATTCCTGAAGATTGTACGTTCCACTCCAGTCACACAGGTGCTGCTATCATAGAAGAGGGTGCGTCTTCTTCGAATTCTTCGAAGCAAAACTATTTCTTCAAAACCATAGAATCCAGTGACGATAAGATTTGCGATATCGTCTGTCGTGATCCGACGATCCGAATCGTCCATTTCACTTCATTCACTTTGCTGGACAAATCGCACGAAACGCATCCTGTGATGTTGAGCTTCCTTCGTAATCTGCGCCCTTCTGCAAACGTGCAGGAGATACTTCAAAACGTCTCTTTCGACACGTCTCAGATGATAGGACTGCATATCCGAATCGCGGAGAATTCCAAACCCTACGAACAAATGGGAGATCCGACCTCGCTCTCCTACAAACAGATGGAATGGTTCCGCGAAGGGTCGTCTTTCGAGGCTTTCCGGAAAATTGTGAACCTCGAAATTGACAAGAATCCGCGAGCGAAATTCTTCCTCGCGTCTAACTGCGAGCAGTGCTTCGAACAAATGATCCAAACGTTCGGCAAAGATCGGATCTATTATATCCCACGAGAATACTTCGATCGCAGTCTGAACCAGCTGTACTACGCCGTGTCTGATTTCTATTTTCTCAGCTCAACAAAGTTTTTCTACGGCTCTTCATGGTCGGCGTTTTCCGAGATCGTGAAATACATTCGAATGGATCCTCTGACGGCCATGTTCTCCCAGCAGTTCCTTCACCTCCGGCTGCAATCTGGAGATGAAAAGGTCGAGAGCAGATACACGATCTACATGTTTTTGTTTGAAGAGGTGTTTAGGAAGATGAAAGGAGAAGGAGGAGAAGGAGGAGAAGGAAGAGAAGGAGGAGAGAGAGGAAGAGAAGGAGGAGAGAGAGGAGGAGAAGGAGGAGAG